CTTGGAACTGTTTGCTAAAATAGAGATATACGAACTTGGCAGTTAGGGAGTCTATCCCTGGAAAGGAGAGTGAAAAAACTATGGCAACAGATGGAACAACAGCAACGATAACCCCGGAGGTATCAACCTATTACGAGAAAGTGTTTTTGGAGAGATCCGAATATGAGTTAGTCTTAAAAGAGGGCGCTCAGATGAGAACACATCCCACAAACGAAGGCAGAACAGTCAATTTTACTCGTTATGAACCATTGTCAATTATAACCGATCCGCTTGCAGAGTCTTGTAATCCGACAGTTTGTTTGATTACGGCCTGTACGGTAGCGGTTACTTTGTCCGAATATGGTTTAACAGTCAACACTTCAAAACTTTTGTCTTTAGTTTCTATTGACAAAAATATGAAGGAAAAAATTGAGCTGGTCGGCGCGAACATGGGCAGAACTCTAAACAGGTTAGTTAGGGACGAGTTGGCAAGTGGAACAGAGTTTGTAGCAAATTCGCACGACATGACAGATGTGGCGGCAGGCGATACTTTGTCCGCTTCGGCAATTCGCGAGGTAACAAAAAACCTCGAAATAGCAAACGCTATACCCTATGCCGATGGATTATTTAGAGGTAAAACCACCCCTCAAAACAAATATTCTTTACTCGGAGATAGCACTTGGATAAACTCCAAGACTTACTCTGATGTGAAGGATTTGTATAAGGGGGAAATGGGAGAACTGTATCAAGTTAGATGGTTGTTGAATAAAGACGTGGCATCCCAAAATGGAGCCGGCTCAGTAGCCGCTTGTGCGGTAGTCATGTACTACTCGTACGTTCATGGAAAGGACGCTTTTGGAGCTTATGACCTCGATGGTGATAAACCAAAACTCTATATTTTAGCAAACCAGGTTGACTCAGGGAACCCAGCAGGTAGAAATACTAAGATTACTTGGGCAGGAACCTATGCTTCAAAATTACTGAACTCCGAATGGATTCAGTTGATGAAGTGTACCGGCGCTTAATTTTAGTTAGTTGTTTTGGCTCTTCTATTTTCTCTGGAGGGGCCAAACAGAGAAGAAACAACTATGAAAAATACTAGACAAGCAGATTTAGAAGAACTCAAAAAGGAATATAACTCGGCTGATAATCGAGGAAAAAAAGCGATTGAGGAGGCGGCTCATAAGATAACAAATGAAACCGGGAAGGTTAAAAGCATGAGGGAAAGGCTTTTAAAAGAGCATAGAGCCGGTAGGGTTGAAAACATAAAAGACATTCACGAACGTATTAAAAATAAAAAGGAATATCAGAATATATAAGAAGATTTTAGGCTTATAAGGAAATAATGATATATATAACAGGATCATCAGGCTTTTTAGGCAGCCATTTGGTAAAAAAACTAGGCGATAAGGTTATTGCCGTTCCTCATAAAAAAATTACTTCCTATAATTTTAAACCATTTGATTATTTTTACTTCCTATCTACTTATGGAAATATGTATTCACACACAGAAGATAGCAGAATATTCCAAGCGAATATTCGTGATTTAATCAGCGTTTTGGAAAAAGTAAAGAATTTTAATTTTAAGTCTTTTGTTTTTTTAAGCACTTCGTCAGTTAAATTAAGAACACAAACAATGTATTCCAGGACGAAAAGGGCAGCAGAGGAAATCCTTTTGTCTTATATGGAAAAGTATCAAAAGCCATTTTGTATAATTCGGCCCTATACCATTATTGGAGTTGGAGAGCAAAAAGAACACCTGATCCCCACTCTTATTCGATCTTGTGTGAAGGACGAAAAAATGAATTTTGTTGCCGGGCCGGTTCACGATTTTATTGATGTAGAAGATGTGGTTGGTGGAATTTTAAACCTATCGCAAAATTCAGCAAGGGGCATTTTTGAACTTGGGACAGGCGGACAGCACACCAATCAAGAGGTTCTCGAATTGGTAGAACATTTTACTAAAAAGAAAGCCAATATAAACACAGTTGAGCAACTTCGTTCCTATGATAGTGAAGTTTGGAGATCAAGCAATTATAGGGCGAGGGGCTATGGCTGGCTACCGCACAAGAGCCTAGCAGACTCGGTAAAAGAAATGGTAAGAAACTATGAATAATTTAGAAAAAAGAATACTAGATCTCAGCTACAAGCACAAATTGAGCCATCTTGGATCTTGTTTAACAAGTGTTAATATAATTGACAAAATTTATCAGGTTAAGAAAAAAGAAGATCCTTTTATTTTATCGAACGGACACGCCGGACTTGCTTTATACACAATTTTAGAGAAACATGGGGGAAAGGATGCGGAAAAACTGTTGAAAAAGCATGGAACGCACCCAAATCGCGATTTAAAAGATGGTATTTTTTGCTCTACCGGGAGTTTGGGCCAAGGCATCTCAGTAGCGGTTGGCATGGCGCTGGCTAATCGGAAAAGGAATGTTTATGTTTTAATGAGTGATGGCGAGTGTGCGGAAGGTTCAGTTTGGGAGTCGTTGGCAATAGCCGAAAAATTTAGATTGGACAATTTAAGAGTTGCCGTTGTTGCCAATGGTTACTCTGCTTATGGGAAAATTGACGTAGAACAGCTAGACGCGAGATTAAATAGTTTTTTCCCGGTTGTTTGCATAAAAACTAATTTATTTGGCCTACCCGGATGGATCCAGGGAATTGATGGCCATTATGTAGTTATGAGCAAAAAACAATACGAGGAGGCCCTAAATGCGTAGAACCTTTGCAAGCGCCCTATTAAAAGAAGCTAAGAAAAATCAAAAAATCGTTTTAATCACAATGGATCTGGGTTTTAAAATGTGGGATGAGTTTAAAAGCACTTTGCCCGGACAATATATTGGTTTACCCGCAAGCGAGCAAGCAGGCATTGGGGTAGCGGCAGGAATAGCTTTAAGCGGAGGACTACCATTTGTGTATAGCATTACACCCTTTTTGCTTTATCGGCCGTTAGAAGCGATTAGAAACTACCTACACCAAGAGAAAATTGGGGTAAATTTGGTTGGAAGCGGCAGGGATAAGGATTATTTAGACGATGGCTTTACGCATTGGTGCGAGGAAGCAAAGCCAATGTTAAATATTTTATCGAATATAAAACAATTCTGGCCGGAAGATAAAGAAGAAATTCCTTATATGGTTAATAAAATGATAAATAATGACAAACCTACATTTATTAGTTTAAAAAGATAATGAAATATTTAACTTTTAGATATACCAAGACAAAATATAAACTACCTATTAAATTTGATAAAAAGGTAAAAAAGGTCAATCCCGACAATATAGAAAAGAGATTAAAAGGCGAAGAAAAAGCAAGAATTAAAATGGCATTGGACTAAAGCTGAAAACTGGCAAGATTACAATAAATTATTTAATAAAAAGGAGAAACCATGAGTCTTAAAGCACTATTCTACCCGGACGTACCATTTGATACGTTGTATATACCCTACATTTACAAAGAGATTTATTTGGAGGGCGTTTATGTAGATATTTTCAATCAAAAGGAAGATATGACGATAATTGACGTTGGGGCAAACATTGGAATAGTTACACAATTCATGCGGGATTACGCAAAAAAGATTTTTGCCATTGAGCCGTCAACAGAACACTTTGAGGCCCTAAAGAAAAATAAAGAATTTAATGGCTGGGACAATGTAGAGATTTTTAAACTGGCAATCGCAGACAAAGATGGAGAAGCACAGCTCAATTTAAGCAAAGGAAACCGCACTTGTCATAGCTTGCAAATTTCATATAAAGACAGCGAAAAGGTAAAGACAATGGCTTTTGACACCTTTTTTAAGGAGAATAACATAAAAGAGGTAGATTTTATCAAGTTTGATGTAGAGGGCGCGGAGGACATGATTTTAAGAAGCCCGGGATTTAAAAGGATCGCCGATAAGGTAAAAGCAATCGAGATTGAGTTTCATCACCAAACTTGGCCGGAGCTGGTTAAATATATGATCGAGCTAGGCTTTGAGGCAAGACGCTACGAGAGTTCGGCAATTATTGTACTTTTTACTAGATGAAAAAAATAATAGATATTTTTTATAGGGACGAAAGATTTTTAAACGAGATCTTAATAAACAAAGAATACGAACGTTGTTTTAATGATTTGGTAATTATTGATATTGGGGCAAATATTGGCACATTTTCTTTATACACCTACAATAAAACCCGGATCACGTATGCTATTGAGCCAGCAAGAGAAAACGTTGAGTTTTTAGAGCAAACAAAAAAGGAGAACAAATTAGATAAAATTAAAATCTTTGAGATGGCTATTTGTGGGGATGATAAGGAGTTGAAATTAAAAAAGAACGGCGAAGCCGGAAAGGGCGGTTGGTGCTTAAAGGAAAACGGCACGATTAAAGTTAAAATAAAAACCTTGGCAGAATTTATGAATGATGAGAAGATTGACTTTGTGGATATTCTCAAAATAGACGTAGAGGGGAACGAGAAAGAAATATTCCAGGCGAGTGATTTTCCGGAAGCAAGTAAAAGAATTAGCACAATCTTTGGAGAGTTGCATCAATCCCTAGGCGAAGATCAAGCTAGAACACTTTTAGAAAAATTAAATTTTAGATTTAAAGCATATAAAGACCAACGCTTTATTGCTAAAAAAATATGGAAAAAATAGTCTTTTTTACTTTTGTTTCTGATAATTATTTTTATAAGGTGGGAACGCCCATTTTAATCAATTCTTTTAAAAGATTTCATCCG